TGGGTCTGATTGCATCATCAACTTACGTGACAAATCAGCATATTGAGCAACCGTTTTCGGTGCCATTGTGATTTGGCGGAAAGTTGGTGCGCCTTCTGAACCAGGTGCCGCATTCTCGGCAACAAATCCAACCGCTGTTTTTGCATTCAACGCCGGAATTGCAACATCACCGCTCAAGCCGCTCATCATGCGAGCGCCAAGATCGGCCGTTACAAGATTGGCGCGGAGTGCGTCAACAAATTCACCACCGAGATGATCGGTCGGCTTCAAGAATCCACCGGCTGTATCGGTGCCAACAGTGAGATCGCGCTTGAAAATGTCGCTTGGAACATAGAAGCCACGAGCCTCTTTGCCGGTGCGCTTGGCGATTTCATCAGAAACCTCACGCTCGAAACCAGTGATTTCACGACCTGTTGCCGCTGTCCGGAATGCTCTCATCAGAGAGTATGATTGACGCTCTTGAACATTCATCTCAAGATTGTCTGGCGTTGCGATTGGCTCATCGGCTGATGCAACTGCTAACATTCCGCGAAATTGTGCGACTGAAAGACCATTTTTGATCGCTTCGTTCGCCATATCGCGCTTGTTTTTAGATGCGCCAAGTTCCAAGATTTCATTTACAGTTTTGGCATATGCTTCACGCGCGTTTGCCTCAACTGATTGGATGTCTACTTCTGACATTTCAGTTTCCTTTCTTTCCGCTTTCGCGGGTTCAAGTTGGGGTTGTTCGATTTCGGCATTGCGATTCGTGCCAACAGAGTCATCCGCCGGAATTGAAACAATACTTGCCTCGAGAGGTGTCCACGCGCGAACCCGGTAAGTGTTCCCACCCTCGGCCTTTTCATCGCGTTCCATTTGCCCGATCCGATATCCAATGCTTACATTGTTGCGAATACCATCACGAACATCATCGTAAACCTCGGAACCAAGTTGGCCTTTGCTGAACCGAACTGTCGCGCGGAGTCGCCGCGCCGAGGAATCTAGGTTTACAGATTCGATGACCCCGATTTGACGCTCGGGATCGTGATCGAGCAACAATGGTGCATTGCCCGAATTTAAGAATGAAAGATCAATCGCTCGATTGTTATGATCTAAGATTTCAACGCCGAAAGACCGCTCGACCGGTTTCTCACTTGAAATCGAAATGGAAACGCGCCGATCGTTTTCGCCATCAACCTCGGCATCCATGCCCATTGCTCGATGCAATGTTTCGGCCGGTGCCTTGCGTTCCTCATCATCGGGTTTGTAACCGTTTTCGACATCGACCTCGACATCGGTTTCAACCATATCTGATTTGCCAAATTCGATGATGTAGGAATCATCGGTTTCGGTCACGTTTTTGATATGCCGTTGATCATCCATTTTTCTTTCCTCATCTTGACCCTTTGTTGATTCCGGATGTCCTTCCGGTAAAAGATCGGTGTCGTGTTCGCCGCCTTGAAACCTGCCATTTCGCAAACAGAATAGCAGAGAATTGACTCTTGCAAAAGCCCATTGCTCAGGTGATGTGACACCAGGCCGAACCGAGCCGGGGTTTGTCTTATATGCGCCGATGCCTCTCAAATAGGATTCGGCCAACATTCCAAGCGTTGCTCGCTTGGTTGGATCGTCGCCATGTTCCTCATTATGCTCGGCAACTTTATTCTCGAGGCTTTTCCGCGCCGTGTCGGTTAAATCCTCGATCGCCCGATCTTTCTTGCCCTCGAGCTTTTTCGTCAACTCAAGAATCACATCTTTCATGCCCTGTTCACCAAGGTTGCCGATCACGCCCCATTTTATCTGAGCAACAACCCCGCCAACATTCGAGAGGTTTGGCTCGAGATCACCATCGGCGAATTGCTCACCATCGCCAAAATGACGCGCGGCCCATGCCTCTCGCTCTTTGATCCAACTCAAAACGCCCTCAGTTTCGGAACCTTCACGCGCTCGGCCCCATAGGTTGAAAGCCTCATTGCCGCGAATATTCCCACCGGCTCCCCATATGTCGGAATTAAATTCCTTGATGTTCTCGGCGAAATCCCGATCAAACTGAGGATATTCCGAGTTTCTCAAAGATATTTTGAGATCATCGCCTTTTTTTGGGAAATCAGTTGCCATCTGTGGTTTCCTCATCCTCGATCGGTTCCGCAACAAATTTCATCGGCCCATAACCAGATTGACCGCCGCCGAATGGTTGGAATGCAATTTCAATTCCGCGCTCGCTCGCCATTTGTTTCTCGAGAACAATTTGATCCATTACGTCTGTAATATCTCGACCATATTGGTTCGCCACATCTTGCATCGAGAGAATGCCGGAATTTAAGCCAATCACCGCCGCATTCATTTCACGTTGAGGATCAACCCAGGCGAAACCCCGCCCTCGATACTCCACATTGTCGGCGAATTTATCAAACCGAGTCGGTGGAATTGGCACCGATCCGCTTTCCATTGCCGCCATCAACCAAGCCCGAAAGATCGGTTGAACGAAATGCTCGATCATAAAATCATGCAAAACTTTATAGAAATCACGATCCTCAAGAGCGCCCTGTCGGATTGAGGAATAAGAGGTTGCGGTCAAATCATTCGAGATCGAGGCATAAGAAACACCCAATGCCGAGGCAATGCCCCGCAAAATCGCTCGCTCAAAATCCGCGAATGTGTTTGCGTTCGAGGTTGGATCGAATGATTTGAAATCAACGCCTGGCCCGAGTTGGTGAAATGTTCCCGGCTCGGCCTCGATGATTGGCGTGTAAGTGTTTTCGACATCATCGCCAACAAAATCATCGCCGCTTGGTGTAGTAAAGAAACCCATTTTCGAGGCTGATATTCTTTCATTGATCAAAATAGCCTCTCTCATGCCGTTGAGTTGCTTGAGAGGTGCAACCGCCGCTGACATCCAAGGCACCCCGCGCGTTTGCTGCGCTCTCTCTGGCAAGAATATATGCAAGATTTTATCCGCCGCAATGCGCGTTCTGCGCGTTGCAAGGCTCGAGGTGTATTCATTATCGCCAGGATGAGCGGTCAAGAGATGATAAGCAACTGGCCGGTGGAATCGATCGATCTCAACGCCCATTCGAATTTTGTTGCCATTTTGCAACGTTTCGTTGTGATTCTCATCTAGCAAATCAACCTCGAGAAACTCAATCGCAAATCCGAAATTGTTCTGTGGATAATTGACCAACCGAACCAACAACTCGCCATCTCTCGCCAATGCTTCCGCCGCAAAACGTTGCGCGTCTTTCCAAGAAAACCGACCATCGACCGTGCAAATTCCTTTGCGACCCCATGCCCGAAACGCATTCTCGATGATGGCATTGCCCGGCGCATCGAATGAACCATCGGCATTTTTCGCCTTCACTTGCGCCGAAATGCCCCGCTCACCGACCACATTCGTTTTGATAAGAGATAAAAACCGCCGAGCGTATTCGTCATTTCTCGCAAGATCGCGGCATCGATATCGGATTTGCTGCAATGCGGCTTTGATTTCTGAATCCGCCGATCGGCTCGAGGCAATAAAATCAGAAAACAAACGACCACTTTGCGCGGCTTTGAATGAGCGCCGTTTGACCGGCTTTGCATCTCTTTTTAGGAAATCAAAAACACCCATCTTTTAAAACCTCGCCTTGATCGTTGCGCCGGTCGATTTGCCTCGACGCACCCGCTCTTTTCGCTTTTCCATCGATAATTCGTTTCGATAATAATCTCGCCAAGTCAAAAGATCATCAATCGACAACTTAACCAGAGAGCGGCCATTGATTGAATAATTCGAAACATCGGCATCGGCGCGATTTTGCAAAACCGATTCGATTTTATCGACCATGATTTCGGCATGGGTTCTCGGATCAACATTATTAACATCAAGATCAACAATCGCCTCGAACGTGCCTCGATCGACAACCACCCGCTCGGAATCCGAGTTCCTAAGAATCTCGAGTTGATAATGATAATAACCCGCGCTGAAATTTGCCGAGGTTGCCGAATCTACCGTGAATAAATAATCATCGCCGGATGCAGTTCCGACAATTTGGATTTCGCTCGATCCGCCGCCGGTTATTCGCGCGATGTATGTCGCGGTAAAAAGATTGTTTGGATAATCGACACCAAGATCGGTTCTTTTCCATTGAATGAAATCACCAACAACAATTTCGAGCGGCTCGGTTGTTGGGGCATTTGCGGCATCGAATAAATTCGCCATTTATATCATCTCCAAGAGTTCACAAAGTTGCCGCTGCCTGGACGCCTCATCGGTCTTTGTGATGGCCGCGATACCTTTTCCGCGACCTCGGCTTTGATTTCTGGCTCATCATCCTCACTTTGTGCCGCCTTTGCGAAGCGATTTGCCAAACTATTTAAATTGAGATTCATAATTGCCAACGCTGCGATCGCATAAACGCGGCAATCAAGAGCCTCATTTCGGGGCCGGGTTTGCACCCATTCCCGCCTCTTATAACCTTTTTTGAACCGAGTGACCATCTTTTCCGCTGTAAGC